GGTTAATAGCTGCTTCTGGTAGCGCTCGGAGATGATGAAACTGATAACATCGACCTTGTTTCCGAACCGGTTGGCATATTGCGATTCGGAACCCAGGTCGTCTAGACATAGTACATTTCTGGTTGTAAATTGATTAATGCCATCGAAAGCTTTCTGAACAAAACAGCTGACAATATGGTTAACATCTATTACCTCGTAGTATAGTTTGTGGATTTTACCATCGAACCTGAACATTATATTGTCTATTTCGCGGTAAACTTTCATTATCTTCATTGCCAGGGTTTTCCCTGTGCCGGTCGGTCCCATAAGCATTATGCCCTTGGTTAAAGAATCCTGGTATTCCGGATCTCCGTGAAACCATTGCACGAGTTTCCTATAAACTATCTCAACCTCAGGAGTGAAAGAAAATTCCGGTTCTATGCTTTTAGCTATCCGCTCTACCACCGCCAGGGCAATGGGCATTTTGTAGGGTATGTACTGAAATCTATTTATCCCAGAGGTCGTTAACTCGCTTAACGCGTCGTTCATCGGGTTGGTTTTTGGGTCCATTGTTTTTCATTCTTTGTTCAAACACTTGAAAATATGGCACTTTGGCTTTGTCTTTTTGTCGCAGCTTGAGAAGAGAGAGAAAATTGATCTTCCAGAAGTCGTCTTTACGGGCAAATTCAATAACCCTCTTTATGGTTTCGGGATCGTGTCCGTCTATTCTTGTGAGTTTGTCGAGCGTATCTAACCAGTCTTTCTTTTGTGGATCTGTTTTAGGTTGAAGATCTTCGGGGAAAAATCCAACTACCTGGTTGTAGAGTTTTTCGATTTCAGGATCAGGAGCGTTTCCCTTTTCCTTTTTCCCCTCATACTCCTCTTTATCTTTATCTTTATCCTTATCCTTATCCTTACACCCTAGCAAGGGTCTAGCTAGCCCCTTACTAACCCCATCCCATAAATTATATTTTTTTAATAGCTGAATAACGGAATTATGAGCCCTGTTTTGCTCGTTCAAAACGCCATATTGAAAGTTGATGAAAGGCACAATAAACCAATGATTGAAGTCAATTTCCACAATACGAGTTTCATCCTGGTTAAAATACCGGAGAGCATCCTCCTTATTGACCTTCATATCCTGCCCAATATATAACTGGGCGACCTCAAAATCGACAATCCATATCCCTGCATGATCGCAGTCGTGATAAAGGTAGTCCCAAAGGAGCTTATAAGGCCCTAGCAAGCCCCTTATAAAGGGCTTCTTGTATTTGTTAGTATCAGTCAGCCGTTTAGCCATAAGATAATGAACTCCTGACTGTTACGATTTGAAGATGTTCTTTTGAAATAATACTATCCCGGAGGATTCCTTTGCCTTTTTATCGCCATGCGAAATTGATATATGATTCCGGAGAGAAGCATCTATCATGTCGGGCAGAGAAGCATACACCCTGTCGCGCTCCTTATCAAGTTCATCAAATTTATTCCTGAGCTCGGCCACCTGGGTAACAGAGTTTGTTAGTTGTTTTAGCACTTCGTTTTCCAGGAATTCAACCTTCGCCTGCAGGGCTTCCATTTCAGCCTTATTTATCACAAGCTTAACACTCTTGCCGTTCTTCTCTTTTTTAGCAAGCCTCTTGCCTACTTTTTGAATAATTGGTTTTATTTCATTCACAAAGGCAGCTTCCTGCTCTGAAAGATTTTTAAATATTGCTTCCGGTGAATGTTCTTCCGGTTCTTTCACGGCAACCGGCTTTCCTGGCTCTGCCTTGCTCGTTTTTTCTTTGGGTTTCCATGTTTCTTCACCGGCAGGTATCTCAAACAATGATATGGGCCCGCGGGTATATAACCATTCTTCGAGGCGCGACCATGCAGCCTTGCTCATCGAGTCCCACATCTTTGGGTTTCGGGCCATGCTTACATAAATTGGATTCATGTTAAGTCTTAAGCCGACTTCCCTGGAATGCATGTCTTCCTTGTTCATTGCCTCTATTAAGGCATCGGAGATCTCTTTTCTGTTAGGTGTCATGTTTGTATAATTAGGTTAAATCATCTTCGATAAGGATTGAAAGGCCGGCATATCTGGCCAGCTGCGCTTCGATCTGGGCGCCTTCGGAATAAATAAAATCGGCAAGCAATAAAAGAGCATCGCATTCCAACAGGAGAGGGATGCATATCTTCATTGCTTCGCGGGGTTTTGCAATCTGGTTTACATGATGCAGCGGGCTTACAGGATTGTGGTTCGAAGCCCTCAGAAGGGTTTCTGCCGCTGCAAATTTTTGTTTCACCTGGTCGTAAGGAAGGCCGGTAATGCGGCCCGCAATATATACTCTCATGTTGTTGGATTTCTTAAAAGTCTTTCGATGTCTCTCCGTGCAATAAGAACCCGGCTTTGTTTTTTGTCGCCTAATTTTTTAAATAAAATACTGCCCTGGTTCATGGCCGATTCGACCCTCTTTCTTCCGGCCATTTTAAAGGCTTTGTTCTGCGATATCCACGGGCTTATTGTCCGGGCTTTAATGCCCAGGGCGGTAAGCGTGGCGTTAATCGACTGATCGACAATAGCCTGAACCTGTTCGGGTAATATGGAAAGAGGCTCACTCATTGTTTTTAGGAATCTCTTTGCCAGTAATTTCGCAGATGCGGACCTCGTTCAGGTCCTTTACAACACTCACCATTTTGGTATTGATCGTATCGATAAGAGAATGGCCCTTCAGGTCGGTGTTAATTCTTTCGAGAAGATCCAAGGCTTCTTCCTGCAATGTTCTATCCATGGTTGAAAGGTTTAAAATTTGTAGCGCCGGCAGGATTCGAACCTGCGACCTCCGGGGTATGAACCCGGTGAGCTGGCCTCTGCTCTACGGCGCGATATTTATTTTTTCTCTTATAAATTAATAAGATTCGAGAATTCAATGAAGGAGTTGGCGGAGTTTTGTAATCATAATCTTCACATAATTTTCTTACTGTTTCTCCATATTTATTTTTTAATGGATTCAAATAGTAATTCTCAAAAATGCGATCAATCTGTGCTTTATACCTTATCCATAAGGATGTATTTTTAATTCTTCCTTTTTTCAATTTATTTATAGCATCTTGTTTTCCAATTTCCTTGCAAAATTGAAACATAATTGGGATGATTGGGCTATCAATCAAGTCACGGGGATTACCATAAAAAGCATCAGAAAGAAATTCTTTTCGGTATGTTATTAAGCTATCGGATAGATTGACATTCATAATCCAACGCTTTCTAAATTTTTTCTGGCGTTTTCACCCTCCTTGTTGATAAATTTTGCCACATCTGCCTGCAATCCTATAGTGTTATTCATTTGTTTTGCAAGTGCAGCTGTTGCCTTGGCTTCATCAACATCAATCTTTCTTGCTACTAATTTGTCCATCTGACTGTCCAGGGTGGAAAATAATTTTTCAAATTTTTCTCTTGCGTTCATATTTTAAATTTTTAGTTTAGGTTTATAATTGATTCCGAAAATGTCTCTGTATCTGTAGCCGCCTCGCGGATCCTTGCAGCCGTTTTGCAATAAGGAGTCCCGGCGAGGATCTGCAGGTGGTTCTTCAGCCTTAAATTTTTACGGGCAATTCTTCGCATCTCCTTTACAAGAGATTTAATAAAAGCTTCCTGGGCGTCGATTACCATTTGTTGGCCAGCTTCCTGTTTTGTCATAGGTTTAATAGATTTGCCGGACCGGGGAGGTAATCCTGCCGTGCGGCGTGGCATCCCTCCGTGCGGACCGGCGGGTTAGCTACGCGGTTAAGGCAAGGTGCAATTCAAATACGTTCTCATAACGCCTGGCCCGGGTTGCCCTGGCAACTCTTGTAACAGAACGCATGGGAGCGGTACGAAATACCCTTACCATATTATTGTCGTATATTATCGATGCAATTGATAATATCAGGAAGAAAACGGCGATAACCTTTTTCATCGGGTTATCGGCAATGCCATACTCATTAAAGATCCACCACCTGCAGAGGTCGGTTTCTTTATGAGCTGCAATCTTGCTGTATATGGTTCGCAAGTGTGCGGAGATGGTATGCGGAGAGAGGAAAAGCCTGTCCGCTATCTCTTTTTTAGTGTATCCCCAGGCAAGGAGCCTGGCAACTCTCTGTTCGCATTTAGAGAGCATCTGTTCTGATGTGGCGCTAACCCTGTTCATAGTTTTATTTTAATAGTTCGCCCGACCATGCGTCGAGATTATATTTCGCAAAAAACTCTGTAATGAACTGCCTTTCAAAGCGGGTATAAGGAATTATCCCCTGCCTTTTCTTCCCGAAGGTTGCCCTGCTCCAGTCGCACTCGAACATTATTTTTTCGCGAGCTTCTCTTATGGAGTTATACGGGAGCGCCTGGAATGCTTTTTTGAATCCCCCCTCCATCAGAACCTTCGTGGTTGTTTTTACCCTCTTCATGCTATTTCTTGAATTGGTTTAATTAGTATCTTTGGTTATGTGAAGCAAAGATATACAAGAAAACAAAGAAAACAAAGCAATTACAAAGAAAATACTTATTAACAGAATATAAACAAAGAATATGGAGGAAATAAATGAGGGTAAAAAGAAAAGAAAGCCAAAGCCTGAACTCATAAAATTAGGGCAAGGGAAAAGACTTGCTCAATTCAGGTTAAAATTTAAAAATAGATACAATAGCAGGCAGGCATTTGCAGAAGATATCGGAACTTCAGAGACTACCATTCTTGAAATTGAAAATAATTACAGACGGATAAAAGGAAAGGTTGAAGCACTTCTTTGTAATAAATTCTCTGACGCTGAAGTTGATTGGATATTAACAGGAAAATCTACCGAGTTATTAACAGTAATAGAGAAAGAAAAAGTAAATTATAACTGCAAGGAATGTCTTAAAAAAGATGCTGAGTATAAAGAATTAAATGAAAAATACAGAAAACTTCTCGAAGATTACAATGATTGTTTAAAACAACTGGCTGGAATAAAAAAAGCTTCCTCAGAATAGTGTGGAAAAGGATTAAATAAATTCATGCCATATGATCATAATCTATATCATTATCATTTCTTTCGGCGGATATGTTCTTATCACTATCATTGAGAAGATTATTAAAAGAAATAAAAATCGAGGCTCAAATTTAACTCAGTCATATCCAATTAACATACCTAAGCAGAACGGATTTACTATTGAGACCACACTTGCAGGGGTTAATCATGAAAATAGAGAACTCCAAATCAAACAGAGAATTAAATCCGGAGAATTAAAACAAGGAACTCCCCTCGTGCTGCTTCCGGATCCTGAAAACTCCTATGATAATACTGCCACAAAAGTTTGCACTTTGGATGGCATTATGTTGGGATTTCTACCAAACCGAGATTGGAATGATGAAATATTTCATGATCTGATGAAGGATAAAAAATGGGGGGCAAGTGTTAAAGAAATCATTAAACCATCAGAACGATTCAAAAATTACAACCTTCTTATTGAGCTTTGGAAAAACGATAATTAACCGGAATTTTAGAAAAATATCCATGCTATGAAAATTACCTTATTGCTGATGTGCTGTTTCATTTGTAATGGATTAACATTTGCTCAGGACGATCTTTATTATTCAAATACCAAAGCAGTTAAAGACACAATTACCATCGGCAATGATCTTGAAAATATCAAATATTGCCTCGCAAAATACCACGATCAGCGAATGACCGGGCTCGCCGTTTCTCTATCATCCGGATTGTTTGGAGGAGTCAGTTACGCTCTAAACGATAATAGCATCGCCAAACCATTGCTCGTTTTGTCAGGGCTACTCGGCATAACCTCTGCGATAATCTACATCGATTCCGAAAAATGGTTAAAGCGTGCCAGCCTGAGTGTTTCTCCTGGAGGATTTAAGATCACTTTTTAAGCTTTTTATTAGCTTCTCATTCGCCTGATCTACCTTCTCCTGGTCGAAGTCGATATATAAGTCAGTCATGGTGTCGATGCCGTGCCCCAGGGCATGAGCTATAATATCCCTGCTAATTCCAATTCCTGCAGCTATTGTCGCCCAGCTATACCGTGCATCGTAGGTTGAGATATGGAACGGCAGCTTATGAATCCTCTTAATGGTTTTCAACAGCTTGTTAATCTGGCTAAGAACGTCGTGGTGCGCTTCTTCCATACGCCCCGGGGAAATCTTTTCCTTCCGGTCCATAAACGACAGTAAATACTTATTACCCGTGTAACGGTCGATTATTTTTTTCGCCCGGGGAAATATTTTTATTGAATAGGCCCGGCCGGTTTTGAACCTTTTATATTCGAGCCGGCCCTTTATAACGTTTTCAGGCTTCAGGAACAGAAGATCCTTCAAATTAATGCCGCATAAGTAAAAGCTCAGGAAGAACATGTCGACAGCCCGCAGCTGCTGTCTTGTAAGTTCGCCCCGGAGGGAGAGCAGTTTTTTAAGGTCCTTAACTTCAATCGGCCGGGGCCGGGTTTTTTCCTGGGCAATCTTGAACTTACGGAAGGGGGAAATATCGCCCTTTATGATTTCTGCATCTATGGCATGATAGAAAACGGCCCTTATATTATTAAGGTATATTCGAATGGTATTGATCCGCACCTTACGAACCCCCGTTAAATACCTCTTAAAATCGTTCAGGAAGGGTATAGTTATTTCCCTGAATTGGATGTCGTCCCTGCCGGTATGAGCATCGAGATGATCAAGAGTTACCTGGTAGCTCCCTGCATAGCTGAACCGGTTCTCTTTTTTAAGCTCATCGATGCGGTGCTTCATATACGAACTGAAGGAGGATCCGTGGCCGGTCTGCCCCCGGAGCTTCTTTATAACGGTGCCTATATCCATGTAGGATATCTCCGGGCCGGTATCGGCAATAATATTGTTATACTTCAGCACCAGGGCCGAGAGGGCACGGTTAAGATTAGACTGTCCGGGATAAGAGGGGCGGATAAGCCCGTCGGATCCCATGAACTTTGGATCTATATAATAAGGAGTTTTAATATACCGTACCTTCCGTCCATGCGAGATTCTTATTTTTATATTAGCTTTATGGTCGGAGTTGACCACTCCTTTTTTAACAACTGGTTTAATTGAAGGCATAAGTCGGGTTCTTTGGCGTTCATTAGGAGTGCGAAAGGTACAAAACGAATCAAAACAGTACAAATATATTTAACATTTATGAAAAACGGGGGAAATAAAAAAGCCTGTAAGTATTTAATTTACAGGCTTCTTACTTTCCGTCGGGGTGATCTGACTCGAACAGACGACCCCTTGCACCCCATGCATTAAGTCTAATCCCGCTAAAGATCAGAGAATAACAAGGTTAATAATAAAATAACTATAGATGGAGTGCATTCGGAGTATACTTAGTTATTTTTTCCTTATAAATTTACCTATTGTCCGGTCGCCAAACCACCAGCCTACAGTCGTAAAGGTGAGGTAGATGATACTATCAATGATCATAGTGATTGTAGCTGCATCCACGAGGCCCTTGTTTTCATTAACGATAAGCAGGTGCTGCCAGGTTATGACTCCGGTTATGATCATAAGGGCAATGGTTATTGCCGGCCGCATTGCAGCCCTTATAACGTCCACTATACCCATAAAGAACACCAGGAACACACCAATCCACCTGGTTCCCTTGCCGTCCAGCAATTTAACGATCACAGCGCTCTCGATCAACGCCTGGTTACCATATTTCTGGCTCAGGTCGAAGCTGGTCTGGGCCGCGATCTCCTGGGCGATCTCGCCCTGAACTTTAATTTCGGTTATGTTCTTTTCGGATTCCGCTTTCATTTCGCGGATCCGGGCATCGATCAATTCGATCTCATGCTTATTATTCTGCTTTGTTGTAAACAGATTAAAGATATTTGATATCAGAGAGCCTCCCACTCCTGATAAAATACCTGCCAGTCCTGAAAGTAATCCTGTCATTTTATTCTATTGTTAAGTAAAAGTTCATGCCATTCATAAGTTTCTGAAACGTATCCCGCGTGGATCTGCTGTTGATAACGCACCGCTGACCCTTCATTAAGGCTATTTTATGCCCGAATTCAAGACAGCCGAGCACGTCTGAGAGCCATCCCTTACGTGTATCGCCGGCAAAGTTCCCTGCGTGCATCAGGATTGCTGACCGGTCCGGCACCCTCTGAAGCAAATAAACCCACCCATGTTTTAGAGAAGAAACCCATATTGCAAGGTATTTGCCAGGAAGGATCCTTCCGAAGCACTTCTCATTATTATGGTCCGGGAGTTCGTTTACCCAACAGCTCCATTGCAGGTCCGGAACATAGAGCGCTCCTATCGTTCCCTGGTCGTCGCCTTTTCCTCTTTTTATATATACATCAGGGCCTAACATCAGGGTAATATTTTTAAAAAATTATCTACACCCAGGATGATCCCAAGAGCTACAATGCCAGTAAGTAAAATGATCCCGAAGACAACTGCAGCTTTAGGATTCCGTGAACACCACCGGAACGGAGCGGTTTCTTTTTCAAGGCAATCAATACGGCCATTTGTCAGATCCTGCTTGGCCTTAATTTCCTTATGCTGACCAGCATTTCGCTCTTCGAACTGTGCAAGCTGTTCGGAAAAACCCTTAATGGAATTTTCAAATAGTGACTGGTATGCCTTGAAGGCAATGTCGTGACTGGCATTTATTGCATCGAGTATTTCCTGTTTTTCCTGTGGGTCCATAATATTCTTGTTTTGTATCCTTGGTTCCGGAGATATAGGAATATCTGTCATTATGCTGTCGCTTTATATTCCTGTTTTACGTTTCCAAACTCATATATTATCTGCCTTAATTTAGCAGCCCCCCTGCTTACCTGGCTCTTCACGGTGCCTACCGGCACTTCAAGATCTTTCGAGATCTCATCATAGTCCATCTCTTCTTCGAAGTATAACCTGGTATACATATATTGACCAGGAGCCATAACATGCAGAATTTCCCTGGCTTTTTTATAGTCATCACGGGCAATAAAAGCATCTATAAAATTGGAAGATCTCTTTTGCATCGGCTCATATCCTTCCAGCATTTCATAACGGTTATATTTTTTATTGAGCAAGAGGTGAGAAAGGGCTGTGTTCTTTACAATAACAGCCATCCATCCCTTAAAAGAATTCAGAAGCGTATATGAATGAATTCCCTTAAAAATTTTCATAAAGCCGACCTGAAGTATATCCTCTGCATCCATCTTATTTTTAACAACACTGAATGCAACGGCAAATAAATACCTTCGCCATCTTTTATAAAGGAGGGCCTGAGCCACTTGATTATTGTCTATACAACCCTGTATGATTTCCGCTTCTGTCATAAAAGAAGTATAAGCATGCCAGCTGCAAGAAGCAGGATCATTATTCCTTCGATAATTGATGCTATCCGCAGTTGCCTGATAGCGGTTTTAATTTCATCCGTAACAAGCATATCGTCTTTTATCTCTCCGGGAGGGATTGGATCTTTAACCACTTCTATGTTTCCCTCTTCAGTGATCAGCTCTATAAACTCGTTGCTCAGGGGATCGGGGATCTGTGACCCATCGACCATCCCTTCATCGCCCTTGAAATAAGCAAATTGCCAGTGCGATTTCTTAAACCTGACTTTCACCATGTTTGCCATAACATTTTCATTTATTGATAAATATTAATATTTTAACTTCTTGGTGTAGGATTTTCGGGTGGGGTTATATACCCATAATTTGCCATCTGCATGCTATAGATCCATTCGGCATCGCCCTGAATTCTAGCCCTTATTTTGAACATGATATTCCCACCGGACGGCGATAAAATCCCTGTTAAGCTTACTTGTGCCGATGCGGGATAACCAATGACCCCAGAATCCTGGGATCCGCTGCTTAGAACACTCTGGTCAGAAGTCTTAATCAATTGCCATTCTATTGTCTGGCTTCCTGCGGATCCTGTATTTGTGACATGAACATGGCAATCAATTGAAGTACCAGGCCAGTAGATATCACTTCCCGGGTGGACCGCATTTATAGAAATATTTACAGGAGCAATTACAACCTCAAATAACCGCGGGTTTGTATGTGTAAACGAAAATAGTTTGGGGTTTGTATGAACAACCTCAAATAACCGCGGGTTTGTATGTGTAACTTCAACCTGTGACATTACGTTGCTGTTGTCTGCTCCTCCTTAATTATCAGCTTTCCATTCATTATTGTATAAATATCTGTTCCTGATGTAACCTGAAGATCATATTTAAATGTTCCTGTTTCGGCAAATGCCGTAGTTTTGATATTAAATGTGTCTGAACTGATGGTTATAGCCGGCGAGGCACCCACGCTCGATAAAGTTTTAACAACTGTACCATCGAACTTCTTTATCTTCATATCGAGCTGTTTTCCGGTAAGAACATAAGCGGCTGCATTGAGATCAACGCTGAATGAAATATCCGGAGTATCGCCTTTAATTACTATGATATCGACCTCCGCGGCCTGGACATTATAGATTGTGCTCATTGCTTATTATTTTTTAATAAATATTCCCATTCATTTTAAACATGTTCATAAGCTCCAATACAAGGATGAATTGGATCAACAATCTCAACACCATCATAATCCACCTGCGGTATTGTTGGAATATTAACACCCGCACCTATCGCCGGTGATCCTGCCTGTAAATGAAAATTTGATCCCGGAGTTACCAATAATGGATCGGTAGGTTTTGCCGTTTCTTCCCATGCCAATACCTGAGCATTTGTATAATAATAGTCATTATCAATAACTTTTAAGTAACCAATGTTTACACTTCTATAATATGAATTATTACTATGAGTAACTGCCGCAGTAGTATTAGTTCTGAAACAAAATTGATTACCATAAATATCTGCAAGTGTACCAGTATTGTAAAATATATTATTTTTTGCTCTTACAACATCTGCAATAGGACAATCAATCTGAAATGTTCTACCAGATAAACTATATATAGTATTATTCCAAAAATTATAAACAGCACCAGTCCATGGATTACCATAATCCCAAGCAAACCAAACACACCCACCATTAGTATCAGTTAAATTATTTCCCTGAATAAATATATTATAATAAATATCAACAGTTTGAGCCTGACCTTGTTGAGCAAAAAAACACCATTCATTTGTTCTATTGATTGTTACTTTATTATATCTTACAATAATTCCTGTTGGAAAATAACCTAAATTAGGTTCATTAGAATTGATTGATATTCCACTCCCTGTTCCATTTATATCATCTAACACAGTATTGTGTTCAATAATTATATTAGTTGTTTTATTATTAACCATTATCCCACATCCAAAACTTCCGCTTCTACCAAAATTACTTACTGAATTATAACCTACATAAGAATCCAATATTTCAGCTGGTATTGCAGCTGGAGAACCTTCATTACTTCTTCCTGGATAAAACGATATTGCCTGAGCCCCCACGCCATTAATAACATTTCTTTGTATTGTAATATTTGACATATTATTGTGCCAAGTTTGCACTAAAATACCATGACAATACCAGTTATCCCTACCAACATTTAATATTTCACAATCCTCAATAGTTATATATGCTTCGTCGTTTTGTGGAATCGGTCCAGATTCCTGATCACAACCACCTATTGTTACTCCATGCTTTTTCTTATTATTACCATCAAATTTTATATTTTTCATGGTAACATATTTGCATCCTGCTATTTGTAACATAGCATAAGCAACTGCCCCATCAGCCCCATCTACATTTGCCTTAATTTTAGTGTTTACACCTGAACCCCATGCTGAACCTTTCCATATTATACGATTTCCAAGTGGACCACCACTATGGGATATTACGAAAACATTATCCATTTCAAAAATATCTCCTTTTTTCAGTGCAATCACACATCCCGGAGTTGTTGCATGAGATTCAGCATAGGCAAGTGTCTGCCATGCCTGAGATTGTGATAATCCGGTATTGGCATTATTCCCTGATGTACTTACATAATACGTTAACGGGGGAAGTCCCTTATTCAGGATTGATGAAACAAGGTTCAACGGACTAAACATTCTCATTTTATTCGTGCTATATCAGTTTTAAACTTATGAAGCAGTAATGTTAAATGCTGCGCTTGTTTTACAGGTATCGCCATCGGTGAGATTAATTTCAAAAGTGTACCCATTGGCAACGGTAGCATAATATGTCAATCCTGGTATCGTAACTGTTAAGCCGGTACCATTAAGGAAATATATTTTAGCGGTGCCTTCCTGTACAATGGCTCCTGCGGCATTTTTTGTCCGGTACCTTACATCTCTACTGCCACTGCACCCCGCATTGGTGAATGTAATGGTAGGTGTCATGGCAGCGCCGGCAACACCATTTGCTACTGCAACCGATGAAGCAAGAGGCGTTATAGGTTCGTCGTAGATTACTCCTTCGGCATCGCCTGCAGTTAAGGTAATTGCATCGAAATAATCATCACCGCCGGCACACATTACATAGCCGGCTTTTAACGCGCCATAGTTACGGGCGGTCAAAACATCGACACCCCTTATTTTACAAACCGAAACAGTGGCGCCGTCAGGAACTATAGTAACATGAGAAAATTTCTTGGTGGTAACAGCGACCAGTTCGATATGATAATCGCCTGATTCTCCGGCCATCTGACCGAGCAGTTTTAAATTATTGGTTACGTCTGACATAGTTTTAGAATTTAATTATTGATTATCAATCATGTTTAAAAAGGTAACAACATATCCATCTTAGCAATCTTATAAGTGTTTATTGCCAGACACATGGATACAAACAGGTACAGGTAATTCCCCCGCTGGATGAAGCACAGAGAGGTTCCCATGTGGTCGATAGCCCAATCGCATCCCGGGTAAACGTTCTCACCGTACATCGGATTGGCAATAATCGGATTCTGCATGTGAGGTTGCCATGTTCCATATCGTTTATGATAGAGACCATAAATTTCATTTGTAGGACCTATCGGAGGATCGGCAGTTGTATTCTCCCCTGCTGCCCAAACGAAGAGCTCCCCGTTAAGGACAAATGGGCAGGGTTGCTGAAGAGTCAGCTCGCAGAAAGAATCATCCAGGTTTCCTCCTACCTCCTCGACATCGCTGCAAGTATTGGTGGCGATATCATATTTCATGATAAGTATTTTATCGCCAGATCCTGTTGGAGTAGTCTGATATCTTATAGTAAGATAAAGATTATCATTGTAATACACCATCCCTCCAGGAATATAATGATGAGTAGAATCCAGAGTATAGCCAGGAACCGTTATCCCTGCTGCGGGCATTGTAACAATAGAGAAATCCTCATCGAAAATCACTATTCCAACCTCTCCTCTCCCGGATGCATTTAATCCCTGGAAAGCCTTGGCATAGTTGGCCGTTCCGACAACCTTTACCGGCGAACATGCAGTCCAATGTGTTTCAGCTCCCACGCACCAGGCCTCATCGAAAGGATGAACATTGGCGTGATAATAGTAAGCTCCGGTTACGTCTGTCCAGGTAAGCAGATCTGATGATTTATAAAGACCTGTCATCCCGTGTGAACCATCCCAGCCATTAACTATCATCCGGTAATCGCCATCGGTATGGAGCCATATTCCTCCGGGGCTTACATAAGTTGTTGCCCATGAATTAGGACCTATAACGGAAGTGAGAGGATTCATGCAGAATGTCCGGAAGGGATTCCAGAACGTAACATGACTACCCACGGCAAGAGTACCTCTGAGCGTGGTATAATATATTTTCTTCGCAGACCAATCGATTGCAGTGATCTGGATATTATCGCCAGCCGAATCGCCCTGCAGCTGCCATCTCTTATCGGTATCTGTGCTAAAATCCAAAATTTCCACGGGAAGATCCAGATCGAGAGTAATGATTTTATTAACTATGTCGTGCGCTGTAATGTGCCATCTTGTTTCTGTTGCCGGCCAGGGATGATTCATCCGTTCAACATTGCGGATCATGACCGGGCGAATCAAATTTTCGAAGTTCTTGTTAAGAAACCGGCTTGCGATGAACGCTTTGAGTAGATCTGCGGTTGTTGTATATCCGTCTACGCCGGTATCTATATTATGAATAAGATGCTTATCGCTGAATTTTACGGCGCCTCTTTCTGAGAAGTCTGTTGGGAATCTTTTCACTTTTGCTTTTCTTTAAAAAATTTTAGTCAGGATCCTCCTCCTGGTTTCATTTGATATATATTCACCGGCTTCTGTTGCCAGAAATTCAAAATCAGGATCGACAGGAAGGACATCAATCGTAACACTTTCATCACTCCATATGAGAAGCTCGGCAAGGGTTACTGTCCAGTTTTCCTCGTATAAATGCCAGGTTCCTTCCTGGATCTCAAACTCACGGTTATTATTGAAGGTATGTTTGATTATGCTGTCGAATCCTATAGCCGATCCCTTAATGAGACCTTTCAACTCCTGCCTGGCAACCCTTTTACAGCTGGCCAGCGAAATAGCAAGTTGAGTAATCAGTGTATTTTCCTCGGCACTTCCGGACCGATGCCACAAAGTAGTAGGGGAACCGTCGCTTCTCTTTGTAATATTCCTGTACAGGTTTACAACATTATCGTAAACCGGGGCATCGGCAGCAGAAATGTCGATATCCGGTAATGCAAGCGGTTCGGTACTTTCGTCAAACACCGCATTTACTTCAAGAGATTGAGGCAATAACTGGTTATCAGCTAAAGGATATGGCTTTACATTCGTATATGCTATTCCCTCATATTTCGTGTTAGTTGGTTCGCTAACCGCCTGGAACCTGTACAGCCTCACGAAAAGAGTCCCGGAGCAAGGCGGCGGGCCGGTAATTATCTTTACTGTTTGAAAAGCGGGCTTAAGCACAGAGGAGGTCATGCTTAGCTCGATATTTGTGAATGTGGTTTCCCAACCATCCGTGCCCAGGTAATAGAACCCTGATCCTCCGTCCCACAAGTATACCAGCATCTTAACCGTCATACTAATAGCTGACATGTTAATTAGCCCATAGCCATGCGACAGGTAACCAAGCGGCGCCACATCGATCTCGAATCCAAAATCGTTTCCATTTACATTATTGACACTTATTGATTGCTGAATATAATCAGTGGTCGAATTGGAGAAGGTTTTTAACAAGGCATATTTGCCCGATTCGTAATTACGCTGCAGGATATCAAATGTGCCGTTTTTTGTCCATCCTGTAAATGATCCCGCAGTATAATCAATAAAGTCGTAATTACTCAGCATCGAGTCTTTGCGCCCATAGTTATGAGTTATCTTAACTTTCTTCCCTCCGGATTGCATTGCCTGGGTCAGGACACCCACCGGAGAAACTTCGATACCCGTACCCGGATACCCAAGATCCAGAACTGAAGGTGCAGATCCTGCAGATTCATAGGTTCCGTTATATGAATATAGTAAGGGAGCATCCTTTTTAGCTGTTGCAGAAACAATTTTCCATCTTCCTCCATATTGAGATATTTCGGCATTATATTTTCCGAGTATCTTTTCAAGCACTTCATAGCAATTATCTTCGGAGTAGATCGAAGCATCTTCTTTAGTCTGGGCCAGGCAGGTATATGAATGGCTATGAGTTGTTTCGAAAAGATCGGTAGCAATGAAATAACCAAGATTAAGGCCGATCTTATCGATACAGTGCCTTATTATATCAAGCTGGGTAGCATCGCCGGTAAGCGTGAAGTCCTCGTTTTTAAGAAGACCAAGGCCGTCTGAAGCTGTAAAAACTATACTACAGGGCGCGGGTTTGTACATAGCCAGGTATTGCTGTGAAAGAACATATCCCGACCAGAGAAGCGTGGATCCGAGATATAGATCTGCCTTAATGAATTTTGAATTATTGGTGTAGAATTCAAGAAATTCGAAATCAACTTGTTCGCGCATTGAAAATTGCAGAGATGTACCTTTTATGACGCCGGCTTTATCCTTACTCAAATGCAAAGGAGATTCGGACATATCGCGATTGATCTCGGCTCCTACATACCCATCGAATGACAGCCTCAGCTTATATTGATTGTTAAGCCGGGATTTACAAAAAAGCTCATATTTAAGTCCATATGCCATTATGTAATTATGTTTCTACGGGTATTTTCTTCATCGATAACTGCAACAAGATCCTTTCCGACGATCTTAAATTGACCACCTATTGTCAGAGCCACTTTTGATGGTATTGCCGCTGCCCGGGTATCATAAGTATATGAATTTGCACCTGCAGAGGCAATGCTTCCACCACCACTGGAAGCCGATGCGCTCATTGATGCACTTAATGCAGTTCCCAACGCAACCAGGGCAACACCTGCTGCTAAGGCAACCGGCCACGCACCAGGGATTGCGATGGCTTTTTCAATTGCGCCCTTGGCTATTGCCATGGCAATAATTATCTTCCCTACATCAACTGCGAGTTGGGCGAATACGCCTGTAATCACTTTTCCAATGGTCGGCCGCTGCTTGAGCAAATCGTTTATTTTAGCTTCCTGTTCTGTAATTTTGAGGAGCTGCTCGATGTAAGCATTGCCGGATTTATCTGAAAGTTCCTCCTTCATAATTCGGAGACGTTCATATTCGTTGTGTAGACTTTCTTCTAAAGCTTTATCACCAATAACAAGGTTTCCTAAATATTCCCCGAATCCTATAGCCAAAGAAGCGAATGCCTCATTAATTGCATCGGAAATATCCACTGTAATACCTTTTATAGCCTCCTGTATTTTCTGCAATGGAGCGAGTGCATTTGAAGCAACCTGGCTAAAGTCAGGCATTTTAAGATTATCAATAGCTACTCGTGTAATTCCTATCTGCTCAGCTTTCATCTTTTCAAGCTCGATCTCTTCCTTTACAACTTTAATCGCTGCGTTTTTTTCGCGTGTAAGGGACCTTAGCTCGTCGGCCTGTTGGCGGTACAATCCTGAAATCTTTGCTTCCTGCTCGGCAATCTCGCGGCGCTGCTCGTCGGTAGGATCCTTAGTCTGGATGGCGAGCTTCTCCTTCATTATTGCCAGTCTCTCATTTTCTATGCTTAGTTCATCGCCATAGACACTTTTTATTAATGCTTCGGTCTGATGGATAAGATCAAGTTCCTTTTTCCGGTCATCCTGGGATTCTCTTGCCAATAAACGCAATTCAGAAATCTTTGCCTTCCTCTCTTCAAGGGAATTGATCAGGGCTATTTCTTTATCTTCCAGAGCATCTTCACGGTCAGCCAGGGCGCCGGCGGCTTTCCAATCCTCCTTAATTTCTTGTCCCATTCCCTTAAAGGCTTTGCCCATCTCTTCGACTCCCTGCTTAAATTTGCCCGAGAAAAAATCAACAATGCCCTTGCCGAATGCAACGAGTCGCTCAACCACATTATTAAGAACCGATTTAAGCTGGGCAAGAACTTTAGCAAACTTGTCCGCGCCTTCTCCGCTTTTCTGAAAATAGGCTATTACGGATCCAAGCAATACCACGATTGCGCCTATACCTGTGGATACCAGGACGACTTTCAAAACCTTCAGTCCGATAGCAAATTTTTCGCTGCTCGATTTAGCAGCGGTGAAAGACTGTCCTAAGAAGTTAATCGATTTAAAAGCCGTAGTTACCGAATCGTTAACCGCACTCATATTAACACCGAACATGGAGGCGAACTCGTCGAGCTTCGATCCTGCAGCTCCTTTGAATTCGTCGACAGCTTTATCGCCATCCTTCAGACCTTTTTTAAAGTCGGAAGTATCAACTCCGAATTTTGCCTTAAGATTGCTTATTACTGTTCCCATTGTCGGGGAAATGTTTAATTAAAAATTCTGCCTGTGCATCCGCGTTTCTTTTCAATTCTTCCGAATCTGCCTTTTCTCCGGGTACCTCATCCTGCTTCTCCCAGGGGAAGCGCCAGAACTCAGTCTCATCGATAATCCTATCCGACTCGATAATCTGAGTATTCCAGAGCTTCAATGTTGCCGTCCTTACTATTGATGCCAGGACTTTGATTCTATCGTTGTCGGCCTCATTATATCCTGCCATAGCATCGAGCATATCGCCTACCCTGGTATGGTTGAACCTTTCCGGAGAATAATACAGGCAGCCTAAAGCGAACTTCCTGAAGTAAGCCCAGGTAAACCTAGTAACATCGCCGAGATCTAATCCTTTCCCCTGGTGAAGATCTTCAGCAATTTGTTCGGGGGTTTGCTTTTTTTTTGCCCGCCGGGGTTGGATTGCCCGGTAAGAATTTCAGAGAACTTTATCACTTCGGCCATACCCATAAGCCTTCCAAGCTCTTTCTCGGAAAGGCCGAACTCACGGCCTTCCACCTCTTCGCCCTCGCGGATGGAACACCATGCGATGGTACGCAATGTGCCAACGTCGGCTTTTATATCTTTCAGGTCGACAAGCTCCTTACCCGTAACGGTAATAAACTCGTTCATGGAATTCATGTTCCATTCCACACGAACCTCGCGGCCGTCGGTAAGCTTTAAATAATCTGCCTTCATAATCCTATGTTGAGAATGTTCCGAAGGTTACAGATCCTTTAACAGCCTTCATGGATCCAGACCATGATCCGGGTTTCTTTTCAGAACCGCCGTCTTCCGACCAGTCAGTAAGTTTTGCATTACCAGAAACAATCTTTTCGCCGGCCACCATACGGCCATAGACAAATGCTACAGAAGCGCCAACAGATGCTGCCTCGCGAAGGGTTTCAAAATCTTCGTGCGTGGAAGCTTCTGATGTATCTTTTTCCCATGTATCGCCTGCTATCGACATGTCGACATCATAATCGATGAAGTCGTCGACGGGAACGCCGGCCTGTTCCTTCAAGAGGATTTCCTCGAAGTTGGGTTTTATTTTCAGGCCGGTTGTTTTGAGACCCTTAATTATTTTGGTACCCCACTTAATTGTAAGAAGATACCCATAAACTTTTGTTCCTACCATCGTATTTAGTTTTAACGGTTTTTAGTATTTATATTGAATCGCAATAACTTAAGATATTCGCGTGTTACCTGGTCGAACCCGGGTTCGCTGCCCTGGTATTCGACAGTATCTATTATCGTGCTGTTATTCGTGGTGCCGGCAAGAGCCTCTACCGCAGCAATAACACTTACAGCAAGAGCCTCTGCAGCGTCGGGGGTGCTGTGAACTATGCCTATCTCGACAAGCCAGGAATACCCGGATAATCCTTCCTTAAGATATTCAGGAGTGTCATTCTCCTCGTGAATGCAATAAGGGATAGTTATCTCCTCGTCGCCCATGCTCTGATAGGTGTTCGGGATAACTGCCTGTACCACTGCCTGTATTGCTGCGCTGATCATCTTGCCGCGTATTTTTCAAGAAACTTTATACTCTCTTTTTCAAATTCCGATTCGAAAACTCGCTGTGCCTCAGGCATGCTTTGATCTACCCCCCTCTCAACAAACAGTTTTGGTTTTAATCCCTGCATGCTTTCCGAGCTGGTTTTTCTACGAACAGGAGTTTTAAATTGATAAAACCTATTTGCTCTCCAGTCGAGCGTGCCATAGTTATGCCATAATGCAATTTGGTATGGATCCCAGAACTGCCCCCGGCTATTGGTGAACTTTGCAATACCGCCCGTAAAGCCCACCGTAAGAATCATACTTTTGCCACGCCCAGGTTTTGTTCTAATAATCTTCTTCAGATTACTCAGACTCTTCGGAAGATTTGCTGCCATGGCATTGGCGACCGGTTTGGCTGCCTTGCGGAAAGCTGCTATAACGGGCTGGCGGTAACCTTTCTCAGAAAGCTCCCTGAATATTGTTTTCAGATTCTCACTTCCTTCAAGGGTAAAGTTCGCTCCGATCATAACGTTACTTTTTCGACCAGAATTTCAATGAACAAACCGACCGGGTTAACGGCCAGAATATTGTATGTTACAGAACCATCGATGATTCGCATTGTTTCATTAATGTCGTCGCGGTCGTGTGTCTTGTACTTGTACCTGTAGGGCGATACCAGGCGATCGTTTACATATTGCTCGCTGCCATCGCCAACCATCTCCCTGGAGCACCACGCGTAAAAGGAATGGGCAAAGGTTTTCTGGGGCGCACCACCGCTTGTCTTGGTGGTGGTTGCTACCTGGAACGAAACCCTCCGGTCCATATTTCCTACTTCACCCATTGTCAGAATCGTTGAACTTTATATTTCTTCAGCAGCCTGGCTGAATTGGTAAGCTTCGCGCCCATCCCGAAGTTTAATTGTTCATCTTCAGGATTCAGCACCCGCCTGGTAGAGATCAGGATTATGATATCCTTAATCTCTTTCGGGATTGCTGCAGCGGTTGCCCAACCATTCGTGAACTCGATCTCCACAGCATTGAGCCTATCGGTGTAAACCGAATAAGTATTCAGGAACCTGAGGCGGCCGGTAAGAGCTACATTATCGAGAAGGTAATCGGCTGCAGCCATTGTTGTGAGCACGTTCGATGTATTATAGTACTTTACCGTGGTTATGGCATCGACCGGGCCCAGCGTTAGATCGAGATCTACACCGGCGGCAGGAAAGTCGTCGAGGTACCCGGTATAGGTTGCCCTGCATAGCTGCCTTCCTATAGCTGTCTGAACGTCATCCACTACAGCATCGAGGATCTCCTGCAGGTATTCGTCGCGGTCGTGATCGTCCTCTTCGATGTGCAGGTTTCTCTTCAGCTGAGCGATGGTTACAGGCTCAAACGCGGGTGCAGTCTTCAGTTTATACCTCGGTTCCATGCCGGCTTTTATTTGTGCTCTTCAAACCAGGTTTCAAGCTGCTTTAATGTTCCTTTACCGACGCCTTTGACATCGGTAAGACTTTCACCAGCTTTCTTGATTTTCTCGATAGTATCGTATCCCGCTTCGAAAAGGATATCGCGTGACGGAAGATCTTCAGGGAGCGTGTTCAAATCACCTTCGTCGTCGGGAAGATTTATGACATATCCCTTTTCCAACAGCTTATATTTTGATACTGTATGTGCAGTGATCTTTGCAACATCGCCTGTGAAATAAGCAAGCTTCGGGTGCGCTTTGTTAAATTTTACCTTAATGGTTTTATCTGATTTCATAATGATGTTTTTAATTTGAAAAAAGGGCCGGCCGGAACCGGCCCCTCTTACCCTAAACTAACCTAACCTATGAACCTGACCTGACTATGCAGTAAGTGCATCTTTCATTGCTGCAAATGCACCGGGAAACAATATCTGGCAATCGCCATAACCTATAACGGTTATCTCGATTTCTGCCTTTTTCTTAAGAGAGTATGGATCGACAATCACATCGAGGTTGCCCCATTGACCTAAGAATAGTTTCGAGAAATCGCCGAATATGATTGCAGAGCAAACATCTTCGGAGGTACCTTTATCGAGATTCGACGGAACTGTATTAGTAACAACAGCAGGATAGCCATTCATTTCATTACCTACCCATACGAACTGTGCGGTAGATGCAGCCTTTTCAATCTGTTTCAGCTTACCGCGTACTTTCGCATTGGTAAGGTATGCCATTGCCGTGCCATCGGCATTAGCTACCCATATCTTTGTTTCGAGATCCACAATATGGCTCCAGGCAGGGGCAAGTCCGTTGGTGCCACCAACTACAGATCCGATGTTTGAAGTATTTAATATTCCTGTAGGAGCGGGGGCGCCGCCACCATTGATAGCGCCAAGCTGATAACCGAGAGCGTGTGCAGAGATAAGCTCGTCCTGAATGTATTTTTCAACATCGGGAGTGCTTTGACGGAGCAACTGTAAAGAGAGAGCTCCTGTTGCCTGCAGCCTCTTAGGTTGCATAACTACTCTGGTCAGCGTGGCAGTTGTCGTTGTATCCGTGCCATCTTCGGCGATCCATGTTGCTGTAAAAGTACCACCGCTAACCAGCGGGATATCGCCTACAAGACCGGTGATGAATTTGGCTCCAAGGCCGGGGAGAACGATCTTATTACGCAAAGCCTGGAAATACTGCAGGGGTTCTTCCTGAACCAGGTATCCGCCCGATCCGTCGGTTGTAACATTCTGACCCGTGGATGCACGGCTAAGCGGTTTATGAGACAGAAGCATATAAGGGATTCCAACTCCGGCGATCGGCTTGCCACAGGCCTTTCCTTCCTTAACAGCTTCCTGATGCATTTCAAGTTCAATACCGTCAAGTTTCCTGTCTTCAACCTTTGCCAGGATGAGCTTGCGGAAAGAGTACCGGGCAATGTCCTTTTTATCCTGATCGCTCAGGTCCCTGCCTTCGATAGCTGCTTTACGTTTAAGAACTTCTTCCTGCTGCAGGGCAATACGAAGATCCCTTTCAACCTTTTCCAGTTTGCCGTGTTTTTCATCCCAGAGCGTGCGCTCCGGATCGGTAAATTCAACGGCTTTCTTTGTACTGAGAGGTTCGAGGATCTTAAAAAGCTCAGCCTGTTCCCTGAGCAATTCAACGCTTGTGGCATTGACAGATTCAATAGACGATGCGATGCTTCTTACAGCCAGGGGGATCTCTGCAATTATTAATCCCACAGCGCCTGGCGCAACCAGGTTCGCATCAATAACAGTTCCGGCTACCACGAAGGCAGCAACGATTAAAACTGAAAACAAAACATAAATAAACTTTTTCATCTCATAAAATATTAATTATTAATTATTTGCCTTCGCGGCTATTCTCTTTTTCAATCCAAGCTGCTGCTCTTCTATTTTCGCAGATAAATCTTTTTTTGCCTGCTCATCCTGCAGCATCTTCCGAACCTTTTCCGGATCCGTTTCGCGGATCTCAATATCCTTGCCATCGAGCAGGTCGAGCACATCACAGACACGCATCTGTTCTATCTGCGACATACGGTATTTTTCTCCGAGGGCACGGCAAACATAAGCCAGTGCAGTTCCTGTCTGATTTCGCATGCTCTTCTTCACGGCATCGGGATTAGATGGTATGCTCACAATTGAGTACTCCCACAGTTCCTGTCCTGCGAAATAATAGGTTTCATTGTCCCTGCCCTGTGCCTCTTCTCCCTGTCCCCATTCGCCGTTGCCTATATCATCGAATCCCACCGACGCGGCTCTCAATGTGCCGAGTATCAGCTTCCTGAAAACCTTGTCGGCAACTAAGTTAAGCTCGGCAGGTTCGAAGTAGGGGAGGCCCAGCAGCGATAGCACACCTGCAACATCTTCAACCCTGATGCCTTTATCCATGGCAATCACATTGTCAGGATCGGGCGGGTTGCACAAATCACCATAGAGGTTATGCATATAACCTACCACAGGGTTCTTGCGATAATTATCCAGCTGCCAGTTCTTCTGGTTAAGAACAGTATGGTGACGGTCCCGTGTAGGAGTGCTGAGAGTGAAAGGGATTATCCTTGTTTCATTCACATCGGCAGGGATCTCGCGCACCTGACCAATTACTATTTTTCTAATCTTCGGCATCGTCTTTATTTTTGCCCGGTTCTTTTTCCGGGTCGGTTGTTGCAAGTGGTTTTTTGCCCGTGATGAAAGCAGGATCGAGCGGGACATCAAGACCTTCAAGAGGCGCTTTATTCTCTATTTCCCTGGCTTCGTTGCGGGTGAATATTCCCGATACTACAAGTGTTTGCTCGTAAGCTGCACGGGTCTTCATATCGGCGCGGAGAAGGCCGTCCATGTTATGTTTAATTGATATTGTACCTTCTTCGGAGCGGTTAACAAGCTTTGATTCAAGTTCAACTTCTTCGCGCTTTACAAGCGGGCGGAGAGTGTACTTCACAAACTGAAGGTCCATCTGTTCCCCATTGGCAAAGGTCGAGCGCGAAAGGTCGGCCAGGAATGTGGGCGGGACGTTGAAGAAACGTGAGATATCCTGCAGCTGGAATACACGGGTTTCGATGAACTGAGCATCGTTGGGAGGTATGCCGAGCTGCTTATATTTCAATCCATACTCAAGAATAGGTGTGGTATGATCGCCAACGGCGCCGCCGTAAAATTTTTCCCAATGATCTTTCCATGCTTTGAATACCTTGTCGTCGAGATGGCTTTCGGTTTCCAGTACTCCCTTTAGATTGCCGCCTTTGCTGAAGAAATCGGCTCCAAACTTTTCGGCAGCCAGACCAAGGCCTATGGCTTCACGTGCTGCAGCTATAGGACTGAGACCCGTAATCCCGTTGCGCGATAACATTCGAAAATGGATAACCTCCCAATACATGAAGGTACCCTTGATGCCCATGTCGCGATCGTCGATAACATAGAACGGTTCACCATTATAGACCTTCACTGTGACACAGTTGCTGTCGACCGGTATCAGTTCGTAAGGTTCGCCCTTGCGGTCGAACTTTATAACGGCATAAGAATTCCCATGGAGCTGGAGGCGTGCGTTCATGATCTCGATAAAGGAGAAGCTGTTCATGAACTTGTTCGGGAAATGAAGAAGATGATGTATGGTGCCGCCAGTCAGGTCTTCACGTTTGCCTCCTTTTATCCGGGTGACTGTAATGGGCAGTGAGGCAGGCTGTTCGGAAAGAAGCCGGACGCATGCCCACACTGCAGAAAGCTTGAGAGAGGAATTTGCATTTACCTGGATGCCGGCAGTGGTGAGAGCCGCGATATCGGAAAAGCCTCCGTATTCTTTTACAGGCATCACGTAAGTTCCGCGTGCCAGTATATGCGCAGCATTGATAAGACGATCTTTAAACTTCAGCTTCTTTTCCATTTATCTGCATCCGTGACAACCAGAACATTGCCTACACGCTACTTTTGATATGTTCGTTTTGTAAGGCTCAAACATGAAAGTCATTTTCTCAACCTTTTTTAATTCCGGCTTTTCATACTTGCTTTTTGATTCTTCCACTTTCATGATACAAAGTTCCGGCATGCAGATGGATTACGACGGTAACATTGTTACTGTAAATTGAATAAAAATAAAAACCCCTCCGGGGGCGAAGGGGTGGGGACTTGGAGAGGAAGAGGAGAGGATGGGAGGGGAGAAGAGGAGAATTTATTATTAGATTATGCCTTTTTTACCGCTTATTTTTTTGTATCGAGCATCTTATAAATTTCCGTTCCGGCCAAAAGGAATCCTCCTACTCCATAAACTTCAGTCATTTCCTTAGTTACGGTTTTAGGATCGGCGCCAATTGGCTGAATAAAACCCACTTTGCCGTCAGTCCATACTGAATTTACCATTGCTTCCCATCCTTTTTTTATAGCCGGAAGGCAGGTATCCTTATCAAGATAATCATTGTTGATGCCCCATGTAAATCCAAAAATAAAAAATGCCGTTGCGCTCATCTCAGGGACGGGGTAACTAACAGGATCAAGTAAACTGGCGTGCCATGAACCGTCAGGCTGTTGAAGAGAAAGTAATCTTTCAGCCATGCTTTTATAGATTGTCATAAAATATTTCTTCTGTTCATAATCCTCAGGAAGTTCCCTGATTATAAGAGGCAGGCCTGCAAAAACCCACCCATTGCCACGACCCCAAAATACCTTTTGATTATTTGCTTCTCTCATATCGAAAAATCTCGAATCCCTGTAAAAAAGATTTTCTTCTTTATCATAAAGGGAATCAGTCGTAGCCTTGTATTCTCGATACATGAAATCCAGGTATTTTCTTTTCCCCGTTATATTTGACATTTTAGCAAATACCGGAGGGGCCATGAATAATGCATCGCACCAGTGCCATCGCATTGTTGATGCGAACTTCCATGATGGAGCGTATTTAAGGTTGTTTTTTAAAGGATCACTCAATAAAGGCTCTAAATATGTTTTAAGATTAGAGATCATTGTTTTATCCTTAAACTTACGATATAGCTCAATATATAATTGTCCGATGCAGTAATCATCAGCAAGATATTTAAATGCTTTATTGTTTTGATTATGAAAGCCCCATGAGTTTTTCTTGGCATTATCTAAAAGCCAACATAAGTAATAATCTTCAGTGTCAGCAATTCCGGCCCATTCAACCATACCTACAAATAAAGATGCGTTCGTCCAATCCGTTAAAGGATGAATCAGTGGTGTATTCATTTGCCGGTAAGCTATCTTTCTTAAAATAGATTTAACTTCGGCCTTTCCGATATATTCATGTTTAATCTTCATAATTATATTTTTTTCTTTTACAAATTTAAGAAACTTCTGGGTATTGCTTATATTCTTTACCGTCGAGCATGGATCTGGCCGCTTTTTTTCCGATGCGATGTACTACAGTGTCACCAAAAATCATTTGTCTTTTATTCTCAAAGATTCGTTTTTTATCCGGGAACCATTCTCCCCATTGCTTAAAGAAGAATGGAACGCCGGCAGCCTGGCACTGATCCCGTAGGGAGCGAACCCAATCGGGGTGCATGGGACGGGCGCCGGGTCCGGACTCGCCGCCACAAATAACCCATGAGATACAATTTTTCAAACCTCCTTCATGATGCTTTAATGTATCATCAAGCGCCTGGGTTAAATCTATGGGCCCCAGCATTGGTTCTATGCTCACGAACTTAACTGCTGCAGGTATTGTATTGAGATATTTGATTCTTTCATTTGCATACTCCTGATTTTCAACCGTTACTCCAATCCAAATATTGTCGGGCAATTTCCACTCTTCATTCCTGGTATAGTAATAGAAAAAGTCGGCCATGTTATAGGGTCGCTTTGTAAGTATCAGAAAGATATGTTGCGGACAATTAAGCATAACATCGAGTACTTTATTTCTCCAATCGTCTTTTACTGATTCATGAAAGAGATCTCCCATGGACACAACAAATATCCGCCTTGGTTTTTTCCATGAGAACGGCTTTTGTAATTCATTTTTTTCAAAATATGTTTTGCCGTTCCACTTCCCCTCAGGGCTTACGACCATGGCATATTTGCCCATGCCATTAGTAGGGAAAGTTTCATTTCGATCATCCTTAACCGCGATTGAAGCAAGCCTGTTAGCCATTCTCTCAGCATAACAATTATCACAACCCGGACTTACCCTTATACATCCGACTATCGGATTCCAGGTTTCGGTACACCATTCAATTTTTGTGCTCATAATGGATCCCCTTTCTTGATCATTTTAATTGTGATCAACTTTTCGCCATAAGAAGTTTCCCTCGATACAAATTCAAACCGGTCGCCGCTGTTTGCCATAAATATTAACTGGTCTAATACCTGCATCGATATATGGACCTTCCCCATTATCAACGTATTGCGTTCATAATCAAACCTGAAATTTGATTGCGTAGCATAATAATTCCTTAATGGGAACAGTATCGCGTAAACTACACTGATCCATTTCGGCGAAACTTCTCCCTCCGGAGATTTGGCTACCCTATGTCGAAGCCAGTAAATGAATTGTAATCTTCTTTGTGTTTTCATTTTTGTCTCTTATTTTTGTCTTTAAACTTTTGTCTTTTATCTTACTTCCTATTCCTCACCTGCCTGAATGAATTATAGCACGAATACCGCCAACAACCTATAACTTTAAAATACTTAAGGTTAAGCTCGTCGAATATAGCTTCCTGTGTTATACATGAATCTTCCCTCCTGGCTTCCTGGAGCCTCTCCCAAAAGAGATCTGTGAATCCTTCTTTCGATAACATGCGTATAACGTCGCTGTCCATTTCGACTTTGCTAACCGTCGGTTTGACATAAAGTTTCTTCATTACAGGAATCGTGGTTCTGTTGAAATTAATTTATCGTCGTGTGCTGTTGTGATTGTGAGGTATTCGCCCAGGGCCGTGATGGCTGCAGTGATGCCGTCTATCTTCTCACGGCTCTTCGCTTTATGAGGGCTGATGTTCCCATTCTTGTCTATGTAGATCACTATGTTCCGCATCATCCAGCGAAGCACGGGGTTCCCGAAATGTTCAAGCTGGCCGGAGGTAACAAGCTTTTCATATTCTTTTGTCGGTCCGCTCATGTTAATATGTGCCTGGGAGTATGGGTCGAGCCGGTCGATAGGGAAGCCGCCCTTCATTATATTCTGAATTGTTCCGTGGTGTGCCATATGGGGATCGTATGCAAAACCCATAACAATGTAAGCCTTCAGGATATCGAGTATATCGGAGCTCAGATCGTCGGGATTGATCACCCCGCCTGTAATAATTGTAACATGACCTTCCTTTGCCCATCGTGCATAATCGACCCGGTCCTCTTTCTCTTTGACTTTATCTTCAGGGATCCAAAGCCACCACCTGAATGCGGGATGGCCTTTTATGTGCGGGAAGAATAATGCCAGGGCAGTGAGATCGACATGTGACGACAGGTCGAGACCGGCGTAACAAGTTTGCTTCTCGAGATCCTCATAACTGAGGCCATGGGTACACTTGAGCCATTTCTCATCAGGTATCCATACCGTTGGGGCATCGACCCACAGGTTAAGATTTTTGGTTTTAAATGAAACCTCCTTGGTCCTGCTATTCATGGCTCCTTTGAATTCCGATTCGAACCTTCCGGGATAAACGGAAATTCCCCAATTAGGATTCGCCTTTTTCCAAACTTCCGGATCCTTCCAATCGTCCTTTTCGTCGAGGGTGTAAATGATAGCAAAAGTGTCGTCCTGCTTTTTGATCCCCTTCAGTATCTCGATACAGAGGTTGCGGTATTCGAAGCATGGAAGTGTTTTATCGCGTCCAGCAGTGGTGATGATAATAACCATTGGCTGCCGGCGGTTAACAGTAGCCGACTGTATATTTTCGAAAACGATATTATTCTTATACGTGAACACATGGTACTCGTCGATGATCGCCCCGGATGGATTGATTCCTTCCATGCTTTCGGAGTCGCGGCCAAGCGGTTCCATCTTGCTGCCGGTTGATGGCACGTTGATATTATTCGTGAGGACCCGCGCACGCTTTGCCAGGGCAGGAGATTTCTGGATCATCCGCTTCGCTTTGTCGAAACAGATCTTTGCCTGCTTCTCAACTGTTGCCGCGCAATAAACTTCAGCTTCTTCTTCACGATCCCAAAACAGGAGCATATCGGCAAAAAAAGCTGCAAGGGTTGTCTTTCCGTTTTTCTTCGGGATCTCAATATAGGCATAATTAAACCGGCGATTACCGTCCTTTTTCTTCCAGCCAAATAGTATATATATGATTGCAGATTCCCAGGGCTCAGGTGTGAACGGGATCCATGTCTGTTTGTCCGGACAATGCTTGATGAACTGACAAAACTGAAGGGAGTATTCCGCCGCTTTTTTATCGAAATACCAGCAATTTTCAGGGGCCACCTTCAGATCTGCCTGGTGTCGCTCGAATGTAAGGCGTGTGGTTGCACTTACTGCAATCTTCCCGGAGAGAACGTCGGCGATATATTTTTCAGCGGATCGTATCATTTTATCCCAAACACCTTACTTATAATTACCATCATAGAATTTCCAACTGCAGCTATAGCCTTAATTATAGCGTCAATTCCATCGCGAAATATTGACGTATCTTCTTTGCCAACAGGTTTTGTAAAATCTTTCATATCATTCAGGTAAATATTAGTCTGTCGTTTTGCTTAACGATTGTTGTCAGGAACGGGAACTTTTCGGCCGGGACCTGCTGAATGGTTTCAATGAGTCCGGAAGCGGATGTAAACACAACGTGCATTTCGTTGCTATAAGATATCTGCAGGTGAAGACATTTGCCGGATCCTCTTTCCCTGAATGCGCTGACTTTAGACTCTTCAATCTTAAAAGCATGGATGGCGATTTCGCGGTTAAGGATCCTTTCCATCTTGATTTTGTCGCCTTCAAACCCGCGTGCAGGAGTCTTAATATTAAACTGGCTAAACCTGTTCATGAAGCAATTTATTTAACAGGTTCCTGCTGTTACAATGGCCTGCCCATCCTTTGTATGATGCAATAGACTGAGGACACTTGCCGTTAGCCAGGGCCCTGGCAAAACCCTGCTTAATGCTTTTGCGAAGCAATAGATGAGTATGAAAAAAAACATATCCCACAAAATCGATGCCCCGGTCTTTTACCGGGAAGACCTGATAATTATCTTTTACCTGCAGTTTTAGCTTTTCATTCAGGTAAATATTTATTTCCGATAAGAGCCTGTGTAAGCTTTCCTTATCGGCTGCCAGCATTACCATATCGTCGGCATACCGGAAATAATACTTGACCCTCTTCACTTCCTTCAGCCAGTGATCGAAATATGCCAGGTAAAAATTAGCCAGGTACTGGCTCAGGTAGTTGCCAATAGGAAGACCCCCTGCAGAATCAATTATTTCATCGAGCAACTGCAGCAGGTCCTGATCTTTAAATTTTCTCCGTAGCAGATCCTTCATCACCTGGTGATCGATATTCGGATAAAACTTCTTCACATCGAGCTTCAGGCAATAGGTAGTATTGTCTCTGTCTTTCAGCGCCTCTTTGAGCGAATTGACTGCAGCATGAATTCCTCTCTTCTTGATGCAGCTATAAGTGTCGGCTGTGAATGAATTCACAAAGATCGGCTCAAGCACATTCATAATCGCGTGGTGCAGTATCCTGTCGGGGAAATAAGGAAGCCTGAATATTATCCGTTCCTTTGGCTCATAGATTGGGAAGGTGGTATATTCAGATGTCCTATATGTCTTATTCATCAACATCGCCTGCAGCTGCTTCAGGTTAAACTCCCTGTTCTTCAGGTGCGATATTACCCCGGGCTGAGTAGCTTTGCCCCTGCGGGCAATGTCGTCAGCCTGGATCAGGTTATCCATCGAGCAGATCTTCTGGTATAAATTCCCTTTTCTCTTCATAGCCTTTGCATTTAAAAGATCCCGTTCGCCATTATGGTTACCAGGGCTCTTTCAGGGTGATCGTTATTTTTTGCCATGCGGGCAGGGTCTGCACTGAGAATATCATTGCATTGGTGAAAACTGACGTTCGTATTCGTGTTATCGTAGTTGTAATTCGAATTCGTAAAGTCGAACCTGGACGAAGAAACTGCCAGTTTAATCAGCACACAACCCATAATCAATTTATTTTTTCACATTCAAATACCACTCCTTGCACAGATCAGGGAACTGAGTGAGCATATATCTCGCCTTATCTGCAGTATCTGTGCAAAGGCGAAAACCGACGCGCGTACTCGCGATAACGGAGTCGCAATCCGAATCCGTAAAGCCGAACCCGGACGAAGAAACCCATGCCCATGGGAAATATTTATACTGATTATGATTGCTATAATCGGGTTCCCAGCCATCGTTGATAGCTTCGAATACTATGGCAAGTAAGAAGGCTGTTATCAAGAAAGCGCCATTCTTTTTGGGAAGCATCGATATATCTGGCCGCAGCTGCGAATCCATTCCAACCTTTTTAAAGGCATCCTCAATGGTTTTGATTGTAGTGTAATCAAACACCGTTTTCTTTTTGTTTGTCTTTTTCGTTGTCATTGTTAAGCTTTTTTACCTGTTATAAACTCCTGAAAATACCTGGTGAAATTTCTCCCGGCATGGTCCGACTTCTCCTCACTTTCAAAGCAAAGGCGAAAACCGACGTACGTAGTCGCGTTATCGTCGTAGTAAATCGAAGACGTAAAGTCGAACCCGGACGAAGAAACCGTGAACCAGGGCGCCCACTTATATTGACTAGTTTCGAAGTGGTCAGGTACCCATTTCTGGTTAATAGCCTGGTTAATAATTTTGAGTCGTTCAAATGCGATGGTTTGAAAATCAACAGGGATCTCCTGCCATTTCTTTTCAAATTCATCTTCATTAGTGTTGCATGTTCTGCAGCAATCGTCGAAGTTTTTAAGATTCCCGAAGTCTGCGCCCAGGAATGTCTCCCGGGTAAACTCCTTTTCGAGGACCTCTTTAAACCAGTCCTCTGATTTCGGATACAGCCTGACGGCCATTTCTTTTGTAAGTTTCATAATGTCAGTTTTGGTAAATATTTAAGTTTTTGAAATCGAGATTCTTTTTACAAGTCGTCGCTCCGGAAGCACACAAAAACAAAAACCAAGCCCTCCGGTATCTACTAGATATACATCACCTACCTTCACTCTGTTTGAACAAATCGGACATTTGAAGTTGTGCGTTGCTGTCTTTATTGAATATTCAGGTGCATTCATTATGCTGAAATTAATTCTGGTTCGGGGATATGTTTTCGAATCCTCTTTTTGAAAAGGTTAACGTTATTTAAAATGAGATCAATTATCTCCATTTGCTCCATTGGTGTGTTGTTATTCCGGCCCCTGCATTGGAGCACTCTCCATTCTTTGAGTGATAGTTCAATAGTAGCCAGCCTTTCTCCTCCGTTTTTCCTGGCCGAAAGAATTAATGTATCCTTCTTTTCAAAATACTTGCTGCTGAAAACACAGTGCCCCATCTCTTTGCCCTCTGTATAATATTCATTTACATCATCCAGTACCAGAACGATTATTTTTCCATTGGTAAAACTGATACCCAAAAAACGGGCTTTCTGTTTTTTAAAGATCTTATTATAAGCATCAATATCCTTTTTCAGTTGTTCCTTTTCTTTTTTCTGATTCGCAATCTCGCGCCTCCTGATCAACCTCTGATGCTCGGTTTCTAAATCCGCCGGACAAACATTCACAGCATTTAGCAGATCCATATTAAACTCCTTCATCATATTTAAATGATCCAGCCATGTTGTCGGATCCTTCACAACGTAATCATTGCGCAGGCATATCCTGATCGATGGCCAGAACTCTTTTATCCTCGATTCGCCATCCCAGCTTCCAAGCGTATAAAACAATTTGTATTGCCCAAACTTTAGCAAGGTTTCAGCAAAAGAATGCCGGATTTAATCCATGAAAGTTTCCCCTGAAGCCATTCCTGCGAATCTCTTTGAGATATTTTTTCCTGGGATATGCCTTGCCGTTGTAATAATAATTATCCTTATTGGCACGGATCTCCATTCCTTTGTAGAATCCTATATCTAAATGAAAGCTCTGTGGATTATGTAAGATTGCCCTTACTACCCGCCTGCCATCCCTGCGGATCCAATGCTGGCAAACCTCGGTAATATACATCCTCTCCCGATATCCTACCTTACAGAACCGGCTGATATGATAATACCGTAATAGTTGGAATTCTTCAACAACTGATGCCGTGTAGAAATATGAAATATCCCTGGTTGTCCGTTTCTTTCCAGGCAGTACCTTAAGTGTTGTTTTGCATCGCGGACAGGTTTCATCAAGAAGAATATCGAGAGGTATTCTGTCGCTGACGTTCCATGAGTGGCCGCACTCAAGACAGGTATTCTTTTTCTGAGTCCTGAAATAATAATGTTTAAACACATTATCATCGGCCCAGCGTTTCTGATCAGCCGTCAGTTTTGGTAACCTCCGGCTTAATTTATCAACCCTTATCCGGTTTTTTGTTTTTGGCAGCATATTAAAAAAGTGTTTGTTGTGCCATGGCAATTCTCTTTTCTTCTTCAGACTTTTTCACCCTCCTGTCTGCCTCTTCTTTCTTTAATTTCTCTTGTTTCTTTTTCTCCCTGGCCTCTTTGCGCTCCTGGGATTTCCGCAGCTCGCTTAGTTGCAATTCCTCAAATTTCTTTCTGGCTTTCTCTTTGGCCTGATTCTTCTCTTCCTCTGTCAACTCCACTTGATGATTCACCACAACATTTGCGGACGTAGAACTGCCTATCTCAATATTATCCTCATCATAATAATGAACTGCCATACCAAATATCTCCTCATCAGCATAGCCATTACACTCGCTCTTCTTAACAATATTCAGAATATAAGTGATGCAACTGTCAATGTTTTTTCCCTCCTTGGAAAAAGACTTGGCGAAGAGTTCATCTGTCTTGGCACGATCTTCAAGATAAGCCAGAAGCGTTTTTTTAAATTGTTCTGTTCCTTTCATATCAGGTTAGTTTTTATTCATTATACTTCTTCTGCATTTTATCAAACTCATCTTCATCTCCTTTACTTGTGGCCCCTATCTTCTGGCATGAGAGTGGATCGAGTCCAAATAAAGCTGCGATATCGCGGTAATTCTTTTGTGCCTGGTTGCGTATTGAGATCCAGGGAGAAGACGCCTGGTACCCTTTGTCAGTTTTAAACACCTTCCCGTCCTTCTTCTTTTGCTCTCCTTTTGCCGGAGATGACTTCAATTCGCGGGTAGCTTCTTCGTAGGTTGCGAATTCTTCAGCCATGATAACTACCAGTTGCACATTTGCAACATTAAGAAGCTTCTTGCTGATCAGGAGTTCACACATATTTTTGAAGTACTTTTTTGCTTTATTTGTCAACCATACTTCAGGCTTTGGAACTTCAGTTATCAAATCAAACTGAATAGTTTCCCTGGTACGATCTTTACGAATTGTTCCTGAAAGCTCTTTGATCACAGCTGGTACTAATGGTCTTCCTGCCTTGCTCATTATACCCCCTCCCTTGAATTTTGGCA